TCAGGCGGCGGAATAACCCACCACATGATCCGCGCGGAAGCGCCAGATGTTCGAGCTGCCCTTGATCGTCATGATGTACCCCGGCGTATCGGCGCTCTGCACGTCCATCAGCACCTTGCCGGACGCCAGCCATACTGTAACGTCCTTCCCATCTTTTGCCGCGGCGGAGATTTCGGCCGCAAGCGTTTGGGCAATCCGAACGTCGTCTTCTGTAATCATTTGGGTTCTCCTCCGCCCCCACGGATAATCAGTTCGCGTGCCGTCGTCACCTGTCCGCTGACACGATAATTGACGCCGACCTCTTCGATCGAGCTACCCACGAAAAGCTCGCGAATGTCGGGATGGTCGTTGATCGACAGGATGAAGCGACCCTGCGCGCCTTCTAAGAGGTCTCTCAGACGGGCAAAATCGGCGCGTGAGAACACGCCCTTGCCGTAGTCGGCCTCGCACCCATGGTAGGGCGGGTCGCAATAGAACAGCGCCCCTGGACGATCGTAGCGGGCAATGAGCTTCTCAAATGGCAGCCGCTCGATGTGAACCGGCGCGAGGCGCTCGTGCACAGCCTCCAGCATCGGGACCAGCTTTGTCAGGTCGAACCGCGCCGGACCGGTCCGCGTCACGCCGAAATTGCGGCCCTCGACCTTCCCGCCGAACGCGAGGCGCTGAAGATACAGGAATCGCGCCGATCGTTCGAGATCGGTCAGCGTGTCCGGATCGACCCGCATCAGCCGCTCGAACTCGGCTCGGCTTGCGAGCTGCCATTTAAGCGTGTCCAGGAATTGCTGGTAGTGGCGCTGGAGGATGCGAAAGAGCGTCGTCACGTCCGCCGAGATGTCGTTGATCACCTCGGCTGGCGGGCGACGGTCCCTGCGGAAGAAAACCCCGCCCATCCCCACGAATGGCTCGACATACAGATCATGCGGCGTGCGCCCAATCAGCTCGACGAGGCGCCGCGACAGATTGCGCTTGCCGCCAATATAGCCTGCTACCGGGCGCGTCGGCCCGACCAGTTCAAAATTCAATCCTTCGTTCACTTCTGACACCTATCGCTTGCCCCGCCGGTGCGCCGGTGGGGGAACGGAGCGATGCCGCGGCATCGCAAGGTGCGGGGTCCAACTCCCTGCGGTGACGGGCGCTGCAACGCCCGTTGCCTCCCCCTTGCGGGGACTGCGAATTACGGATGCCACCGCCCCCAGACGCAATGCGCGACCTCATGGCCGATCCATTGCGGCTGATACGAGCGGGCGGGGTCCACGACATGAACCTCGCACCCGTCGGGACGGATGATCGACCACGCCATAAGGTCGCGCCCCTCGGGCTGCTGCGCGGCCTTCGGCGCCTTGGCGCGAAGGTCGGCGATCGTCGGATGCGTGATGATCGTGATCGCGGGCTGCGTCCGGTCGAACTCCTTTTGACCGAAGCGATAGCCGTCGGCCGCGCCGCCCTGATCGCATCCAGCGGTCAGCAGGAAGATGAAGGCGAGCCGCTTCATGCCGCGGCCTCCAACGCCGACAAGCGATCGTGGAGCGCCCAGGACAGAAGCAGGTTCATTTCATCGACGCGGAACCCGAATAGATGGCCCGCGGCGCGGACAAGCTGGCGCTCGCCCGTTGGCTCGCGCTCGATACGCTCGACCTCTTCGGTGACCGGGCGCATGATCTCGGCGCCGTCGGGTCCGAACTCGCCCGTTCCCTCTTCGCCGACCTGCACCTCGTCAACATAGACGACGTCCTGATAGACATCTTCGAACTGGTCATTCCAGCCGTCGAAGCAGAGCCATGCCGGCGCCACCGGTCCGGTCCACGTGATATCGGGCAACAGAATGCCCTCGATGTCGACCAGCGGCGGCGCGAGGCCCTCGTCGGCGACGATCTGCCAGATCCGCTGCGCCCGCGCGCCGAAGTGCCAGCGCGCGCCGTCCGGGCCCTTTTCGGTCACGGCGTCGGTGAACTGATACCAGCCCAGCTCGTCGAGGATCGCTCGCGCGATGCGACGATCCTGGGCGGCGCGGTCCTCGGTAGCGCGGCCGATCCAAACCTTGTAGCGCTCGTCCGAAGTGTTGATCGTTCCGGTCGCGGCATAGATGACCGTCCAGCGGGCGGACGACCATCCAAACGCTTGAGCATTATCCGCGCCGGGGGTTACATTCCCCGAAACGTCGATCGTAACCCTGTCGACGCCGCCAGTCGCAAGGCGAAGTTCGCGGGACGAGGCGTCAGTCCAACCTTGGGCATTTATTCGATAGCCGGCCGATATCGCGAGGAATTGCAGCGACCGGTCCCATGATGTGTTCGACAGAATGAGGCTTGATGTGCCGCCACCGCTATGCTCGACATCGACATGCCCGATCGGCGCAGTCGTCCCGATCCCGACATTGCCGCTGGCGCCGATCCGCAACCGTTCTGTTGAGTTCGTCGCTAGGGTCAGCACGCCGGTCGCATTTTGCACCGCGATGCCGACGCTGTCGCCATAGCCGGTCGTCACCGCGCAGCCCACCGCGCCGATATCGTTCACCGCGGTTGAACTGAAGTTGATGAACCCGACCCCGGCAGGCCCGCCGATGCGCATCTTGCCATCGGCCCAGTAATAGCCGTCGCCGTCCTTCGTCAGGAAGAAAGCCGTATCGAACAGGCAGTCAACCTTTACCCCGCCGACCCCGAGATAATAGCCCAGAATTCGCGATCCGGCGGCGCGTGTCTGCACCACGCTTGCGGTCGGGGCGGTTGCCACGTCAGGCATCGGATTTTCCTTTCAGCTTGGCGGACCGGCGCGCGACTTCGCGCTCGATCCATTCATTGTCCTTGGCGATGACGGCCGCGGCGAGGTCGCCGAGCGCGACGCCGGTCGCCCGCGCTTCGTGCGCGAGCATCGGCGCCAGCTCGGCGGCGCCGAGGTGGAGAATGAGGCGCGCCTCCATCGCCTTGCGCATGTGCGCCTCGCGCTTGGCGCCGTCGCCGAACTCGGCGCGGTAAGCGTCGTCGACGCGTCGGGCATCGACCTCGGCCGCGATGCCGGCATCGTCGACCCAGCCGCGCGCGGTGGCATCCCAGCGCATCCGCTCCCAGCCGGGCGGGCAAGGTGCCGATCCGCGCCCGCGCATATTCTCGCCATCGAGCGAGGCCACGTTGCGCAGCAGCTTCCCCGAGCGCTGGTTGAAGATCGACATCATAGCTGTGTCGCCTTCTTCAGCCCGCTGAAGACGTTGTTCGCGGTCGGCACGCCAGCCGAGTAGGAGCCTTTCCTCGGGCGGAACTCGAAATAATAGTCGGTGCCCGATGTCAGCCCGCTCAGCGTCTGGTTGATGGAAATCGCGCCCGTTTCGAAGGTGACATCATCGGGATCATATGTCCGAAGGCGAAACGCGTTGATCGTCGAATGCACCTCGCCTGCGGGCACGTCGGTGAACGGCCCGGTCGCGGACGTCGAATAGCCCCACTTCGCATAGGCGTCGTTTTCGCCATTTGCGCTGCGATTGAACGATATCACCGCTTCCAGCTTGATCTGCCCCGAAGCCCCCGCACGCACCGGTCCGATGATGACCCCGCTCGAAAGATAGGCACTGGTGCTGTTCGACTGCGACTCGCTCGACTGCGCCGATGTCTGCGCCGTGCCGCTTGCGGGCGGCGGAGGAGGCGGCGCATCGAGAGCGGGAACAATCGCGATCTTTCCCGTCAGCGTGATGCCGTCATAGGTTGATGCGATCGAAATTTCCGCAGCGCCTGCGGCGCCGTTGAAGCCCGTGATCGTGATATCGCCGCGATCGGTGGTCGCCGATGTCGTGTCGATCGTCCCGGTAACCGAACCCGGAAAGGTGGCTGTCCAGGTCGTCGCCGCGTCGACCACGGCATTGCCGCGCTTGCGGCTGTTCAGCAGCACGCGATCGACGAGCTGGCCGGTCTTCGGCACGCCCAGATAGTCGCACAGGATCGTCTGCGTCGGCGCCAGCGTCATCGTCGCGGTCGATCGCCCCGCCTCGACCGCGATCTTGTCGAGCAGCGCCTGGCGCGCATCGTAGAAGGCATTGAAGGCGTTGTTGAACGCGACGCGGTCGATGGCCGTGTCGGCGCTGTAATCATTATAGGCGGGGACGAGGGCGGCGAGATATGCGGTCAGCGCCGCGACGGCGGCATCATAGACAGCCTTCTCGGCCACGATCGCATAATAGACCGCGTTGTTCTGGATGCCCGGCTGCTCCGACAGGATCGCGGCATAGCGCAGGGCAAGGTCGGGCTTCTCCGACTTATCGAGCGTGTTGTCGGCGACGATCGCCGCGATCTTGCTCTGCGCGCTGATCGCATCCGCCTTCGCGGCATCCGCTGCCACGCTCGCGGTCGTCGCGAGATCGAGCGCATCCACCGCGACCTGATCCTGGACGTCTTCATAGCCTGCGCCGAGCCATGACGTTCCATCGGCACCGACCCATGCCTGCCCATCCGCCCCGATCCACGGGCGGGTCGTAAAGCGGTAGGGATGACCGTCAGGTGCGAACCAGATCGTTCCCCGCGGCAGCTCCAGCGGCGGCGCAGGAGAGCGGTCGGTCGGCTCGCGGTCTTCGATCGGCGTCCCGTCGGGCAAGGTGATAGCCCCGACCGTTACCGGCCCGAGGATGCGCCGCGTGCCCCTCACACTGTCGACGACATAGGAAACCGCGGCATAATAGGTTCCGCCCGGCGCCGCGGGAATTTCCTTGCGGGTCACGTCGGGGCCGGTGACGCCGGTATCGTTCCACTGGGTGGCGCCGTCGGGAGCCGTCGCGCTCTGCACATACTCGATCCGAACGAAGCGTGCCTGGCTGTCATCGGTGGCGCCCGCAACGATCAGGATCGGGGTGGCGAGGCCGCCCGCCTCCTGATGCCCTGCCGCAAGCGTCCAGGCGCCGACCGCGGGCGCGCCGATCGCGGGCGGCGCGGGCTGCTGCGCCGCGATCGACCCGTCGTCGAGCGGCGCCGTGTCGGAATAGACCGATGCCGATATCTGGCGCAGCGTCAGCGTGTGATGCCATTTCTCGTCCGATCCCCACGCCTCGACTCGGAAGGTCAGCGTCGCGCCCTTGAACCGGCGATCGGACTGCCACTGCACCCAGTCGCCTTCTTCGATATTGGCGAAGCGCGGCGGCAGCGTGACTTCGGCGCGGCCCTTCAGCCGGCCAAAGCGACGCTGTATCTCGCCGACGCGCTGCGCCTGCTTGACCCATTGGACGAAGCCCAAAAGCACGCGGCGCTCGCGCGGACGCTTGTCGGTGACGATGTCGGCAGGATCGCGAAGCACCGGCGCCGCATGCTCCGCCCACTTCTGCGCCGGGTCGATATAGGTGACGACGACGGTGTTGATCCATTCGTCGCTGCCGGTGGAGAGCAGGCCGTTGTTCCAGCGCACGCGCGAACCGACGACCAGATCACGGTCGGTAAAGGTCGCGACAATCGCGCGCGCTTCGCCGGGGTCGATCTCGACGCAGCCTTCCGGTTGGACGATCGTCCCCGCGCAGGCCGAGGCGAAGTCTTCCTCGATCTCGATATAGGGTTCGGCCGCGCCGATCGCGCCGCCGACGCGATAGCGCTTCTCGCCGCCGACCAGCTCGTCGCAAAGGTTGGCGCGCGCAAAGACATTGGCGGGTGGCGCTTCGGTCGCACTCAGCCCGCGACCGATCAGCAGCTGGGCCGGATCACCGACTCGGTCGCAGGCGTAGAAGCCGCGCACCCATTTGTACCGCGTGACGATCGGGTTGTCGGAATATTCCCACGTCGCCGGATTGTCGATGCGGTGCGCCCCGGCGCCGCCGACGCTGCTATCCTTGCGCGCGTCATAGCAAAGCGCGCCGCGAACGATCCACTGGAAGCGCGGGCGACCGCCCGGCCACACCGGGCTGCTCGCCTCGGGATCGTCGGCCTTGTAGGCGACGACGACATAGGCGACGCCCGCGCCGTTGTCGTTGGCCGTCCACCCCGGACCGTTTGCGGTCAGGATCGCGGGAACGGCCTGCGTCTCGGTTCCCGACCGCCAGAAAACCTGAAGCTGGTTGTTATAGCCGGCGACATAGCCATCGGCCGCATAGGCGACATAGGCGTCATTGACGTAGAAGCCCTGCAATCCGGCGCAGCGATGATCGGCGAGCGCAAGCACCAGCACCTCCCAATCGGTGCCATATTTGCCGCCGTAGTTGAACGCGTCGACCAGACTTCCCGCCGTCGAAGCCGTGCCGACGATCGCCTCGCGCGGCACTTCGCCGAGCTGCACCTGCGCCGAGGCGGCGGCGCGGCGTTTGTTGCCGAGCTTCGGCTGCAACAGGGCGCCGCCGATCATCGAGACGCCGGCAATGATGAGCTGCCAGTTGCCCGTGACCGCGCCGACGACCGCCAGCGCGACGCCGGCAATGATCTTGACGACCTTACTCATCGAGCGCGCCTGCCGACATCGTGTCCCACGCGATCGTCATCGCGCTGCGCGGTTGGCGCTCCAGCCCGTGCGCGCCTGGTCCCACGAGCGTCACGCCCTCGACGACCATCAACCGTACGCCGAACAGCGGATCGGGAACGCCGGCAATATCGCCGCGCTGCGCTAATGCAGGTGGGATGCGTCGCAGGCGCCGGTCCATCGCGGCTTCGAATCCGCCTTCAGCCTCAATGATTGCGCGCGCGGCTCGTCGGCTGCTCCACCGCAGATCGCCTATGATGCTGACGCCCGTTTGCGCGACAATCGCTGCATCAGCGAAGTGAGCGCAATCGCGCCGCCCGCGCCACGAAAAAGCTCTATCGACGCGCATGTCGAGCAAGGCGATCAGCGCCTCGATTCCGCGGACTCGGTCAGTTGGCACGGACGTTCTGCCGATTGTAGAAGTTGCGGCCGCCACCGCCGTAGCTGCCGCCGACCGCAGAGCCGGCCGTCGCGGGCTTCCGCCCGCCCCAGTAGAGCGTCTTTTCGCCTGCGAAGGCGATATTGCGGAAGAAGCCGTCGTTCGCCTTGATCAGGCGTTGGTCCGCATCGCTGCGCATCCGGCCGCCGCTGCGACCGAGGCCGCGCGCAGCGGTTTCAAGGTTGGCGGTCAGGGTCGATGTGCCGCCGATCTCGTCTTCGCGGAGCAGCTCGTCGAGCCGCCCGCGTTTCCAGATATGGGCATCGAGCAGCGTCACGCCGTCGCCCTTGAAGATCATCCGCCAGAGCGTGGCCGGGGCCTGCTCGACCTCCTCCGCGTCGAGCAGCTCCAGGACATGCTCCTCAATGCCCGACAGCGAGAGGGTGATGCTCTGCTCGGACGCGCCGAGGGCGCCGCCCGCGACCTGGACGAGGCTGCGGTCGCCGATCGGATCGAAGGGTTCACCGCCAAGTTCGATAGGGCCGTGCCCGCCCCAGACGCGGATCGGCGGATCGGCGTCGATCTTGACTGCGCCGACGACGATTGCGGTCCCGTCGGCGAGCGCCTGAAGCGCGGCGGCTGATATCGCTTTCATGGCCGCAAATCCTGACCGGCGACCAGCGTGGCCCCCGAAAGCGCTCCCCCGGCGCCGGTCGAGCCGATGCGGCTGCGATCGGGGATCTGGCGCATCAGACAGGCGGGCTTGTCCAGATGCGCGATGGCGCCCACCGGGACGACCAACGGATCAAGCGGCGGTTCGACCGTCACCGTGATGCCGCCTCCGGCCGACGCGACAGCTGGAACGACGACGCGCGCCATGGTGCGCCGATCATAGCTGCCCGCCGCCGATCCGGCCGCATCCCATTTCCAGCCGATATAATCGCCGGTCGCCAGCGCCAGATTGGCGGGGAGGCCCGTCAGCCCGATCGCCGCATTGCCGTCGGCGTCGACATTCTGCGCCCAGCTAGTCGCCGAGCCGGTGAAGGCGCCGCCTCCGGCCCGCGTCATTCCGGCAAAGCCGCGCGGCGTCGATCGGGGATAAAGGCGCGTGGGGTCGCTCGCCAGGAACAGGCGCTGCCGGCCGCGCAGCCGCGCGATGAATGCGCGCCAAAGGTCGGCGCTGTCGCGATCGACCTTGTCGAGTTCGAACGTCGCGAGCCACAGCGGCCAGCCCGCCTGGACGCCGCCTTGGCGGCCGCTCGATTCGGGCGCCGCATAATCGACGCGCTCGGGTTCGAACTCGACGCGGGCAACGCCCGCGGGCAGTTCGGGCATCGGAAGGGGTTGCATCATCGCCAGCCTCGCGTCGAGATCATCCGGCGTTCACCCGCATCCTGCACGGTGCTGACGATCCTGCCGGGAAGCGATTGTTCGAGCCGGTCGAGCTGCGACTGGACGCGCCCGATCGCGGCGGGATCGGCGCCGGTGGCATCAATTGAGATCGGCATGCTGATCGACGTGCCCGCGGGTCGGAACTGCGAACTGGAGAGGGTGCTGTTCGGTCGGACCAGCGCACCCCGCGGCGTCGAGATGATCGGCTCGGGACCGCGCTCACCGACAATACCGAACTGCCCGCTCGGGATGAGGCCGCCAGTCGCGAATCCACCCGCAAACGAACTGAAGATCGAACCGAGCGCCGATCCAGCGCCGGAAAGTCCGGACCCCGATGCCCCAGCGAGCCCGCCGCCGCCCCCGAGCGCGTTGAGGAGCGGCATGATGACCATCTGCTGCACCGCGATGCGCAGCAGGTCGGCGATGATCTGGTTGGCGACATCCTTGAAAACCGACCCGAGCGACTTCGCCCCGGTGATCACGTCGACAAGTCCCTGGTTCAGCGATTGCAGACCGCTGACCTGCACCTTTTCCAGCTCGTCATTGATGTTCTTTCCGACATCGCCAACATCACGGCGGTAGCGCTCCAACGGGCTTTCATATTGCTGCTTTATCCCCTGCTGGTCACCGGCCTGCAGCTGGTCGAGAATGCGCAGCCGCTCAAGGGCGATTTTCTTCTGGGCGTCTGTCGCGGTCTGGCTGGCGATGACCGCCTCAAGCTCCGATCGTTCCTGCTGATAGGCGAGGTCGAGCAGGCGAAGCTCGATATCTCGCCGCTCGGCCCGAGTACGCGCCAAACGCAGTGCCCGGTCGCCAAGATCACGCTCATTCTGGATCGACGCTTGCGCTATCTGGAGGGCTTCACGGGCGAGTTCCTCGGCCTCTTTCCGGGCGAGCAGTTCCTTCTCAAGGCTCTCTTTTATCGCGAGCTGCGAGAGCAGCTTCGCCTTCTGCGCCGCGCTGAACTTGTCATTGTCCTGGACAGCCTGCCGCGCCTGGGCGGAGGTAATGTCGAGCGCCTGCCGTTCGAGACGATAGCGCTCCGCGATCGACGTCGCGAGGTTGCGGCGCGCCGCGATCGTCTGGAGCAGGATCGCGTTCAAATCCTGCTGATAGCGCTCTTCGGTCTTGTCGGGCTTCGCCGTGTCCGCGCCGCCCTTCTTGTCCTTCTCGTCCTTCTTCTTGCGCTCGCGGGCATTTTTGCGGGCCTGCTCGCCCACCGCGTCGAAGAACTCGCCGAGAGGGTCGCTGGACATGATCTCGGCGACGCGGGCATTGCGGCCCTGGACGGCATTGCCGAGCCGGCCAGCGGCGGGATTGGCGAAGCGGCCGATCTGCGGCGCGCTGAGTTCCGGAATCGCGCCGCTGAAGCCGAACAGCTCCAGCGCCTTTTCGCCGCCGACTGCCGCGACCGCCGAATTGACCCCGCGGATCAGCGCGTTCACGCCATTGACCCCGGCTTTCACCATCATGTTGATGCCGTCGATCACCAGATTGACGGCGCCCGTCACCGCAGCGGCCATGATGTCGGGGAAGTTCGCCCAGACGAACTTCACATCCTCGAACGCCGCGCGAAAGCTGTTGATGATCAGATTGCCGGTCCATTTGACCCCGGCGACCACCATGTCCCATGCCGCCTGGAACCAAGGCGCGACCGCATCGACGACCGGCTTCAGCACCGACGAAAGCCCGTCGGCGATCACCTGCCATGTCGCGAGCGCGACATCGCCGAAGTTCACCGACTCCTTCGACGCCTGGTTGATCTCATAGGTCATGCCGGCGACGGCCGCGCCGCCGAGCGCGATCGCGGCCGACAGCAGCGGGAAGCGCGCGATAAGCCCGCCGACCATATTGCCGGTTTCCTTCAGCGCGCGCGTGACGCCGCCCTCGCCGGCATAGATTTGCTGTATCTGGCTCCCCTGCTGCACCATGACCATCAGGGGGTTCATCCCCGATGCAAGCGAGACGCCGATGTCGTTGAGCTGGAACATCAGCAGCTTTTGCTGGAACGCCGCCTTGCGCGCGGCGTCGGTCGAGGCGGTGACCGCCGTCGTATGGTTGCGCAGCGCCGGAACCGTCGCCTGCGCTGCCTGCGCCTCGCGGCCCATCGCCGCCGCGGCGCCGTCGGCTGCTGTGCCCGCCGACCCGAGGGCGCGGCCCGTATCGATTGCGCTGTCGGCCGTGCGATCGAGCTGCGCGCCGAGGCCGCGCGCCTTTGCCTCGGCATTGTCGATGCTTCGCTCATAGCCCTGGTCGTCGGTCCGCAGGACCAGGAGGGCTTCGCCAAGTACCTCAGCCATCGACCGGCATCCCGCCGGCGCCGACGATCGTCACGCCGATGCCGATGCCGCCAAGCTGATCCGGCGATGCGACGACTGGCTTTGGCAGCTCCATGGCGACGCCATCGCGCGTGCATTCGAGCCGGGCGATGACGCGCTCGGCGTCATCCGGCTGAAGCGCGCCGAAAGAGACGGCGTTGGTGTCGATGTTCGACAACCGCTCCTCGGCATCGAGACGGGGCAGCATCACCGCGAAAGCCCGGACGATCGCTATCGGCGCTTCGTAGAACCACCAGCGGGGGTCGCCGCCGAAGAAGCGCTGGATGCGGGGGATGATGCTCCCCCAATCGTCTGGTTCGCCAGCGTCTTGCCGATCGCTCCCACCAGCTCGGCCTTCCGCGCCAGCAGGAGCATGGTAAAAACCTCGACGGCCGAGAAGCGCTGGACGCCCGACAGCTTGGCAAAGACATCGGCGGGGACGCCGACCAGCACCTTCGCGGCCAGCTCGTCGATCAGCGTTTGCAGCTCGGGGCCTTTCGCCTCGTCGGCGGTGAACTCTTGGATGTGCTGCCCCCAGAGGGCGAAGCGGTGCGTGTCGACGACCGAAAGCTCCTCGGGCGACAGCATTTGATATTTCTTGCCATCGATCTCGATGACGGGACGCTCGACGAGCGTCGACAGGTTCAGAATAGGTGTAGTGGCCATGGAGCGCTCCTTCGCCGGGTTGGTGGCCGGGCTATGCCCGGCCTGTCCCGACGTCGCGCCCCGGACGCCTGTCCGGCAGGAGGGTGAAGGCTATGCCGAGCCGCTCGCACTCGGCCTTGATCAGCGCCAGTTCGGCGGCTGCTGCCTGCGCGCCCTCGCGTGCTTGACGAGCTGCGCGCTTGTGGCTGCGCAGCTCGTCGGTCAATTGGCGCGCGCGATCGAGAAGATCGGCGCCCCGGCGCATCAGGGCAGCGCGGCCTGGTGCTGCATGATCAGCCGGCCGAAGCGTTCAAGCTCGGTCGCGGCGGCCGAATGTTCGAGCGCCATGAACTCCATTTCAAGGCCCGACGGCTTGCCCTTGGCGAATGCCGGTTTCGGGTTGGCATTCTGGAAGCAGACGGGCACTTCATATTGCGCCTTGAAATTGTCGCCATAGGCCGACTGGCCGCGCGCGAGCATCGCATAGGTCACGACATCGGGACCACGCGACAGGCCGATCTTCTTGTAGCCCGCGGTCCCGGCTCCGGCTGCGACCGTCGTCGGCTCGGCGCCGCCCAGGGCAACCGTATATTGTTCGAGCGTCATGTCCCACATCGTGACCGAAATGATCAGCCCTTCTTCGGTACGCCACGCCTTCACCGGCGCGATCGCGCCCGCCGGGGTTGCCGTGTCGATCTTCTGGGTGTGCTGCACGGCAAGACCGTCGTCGGAATAGTTGCGCTTGCCATTGGTGCCGAGCTTGGACCAGCCCGCGCCCGGCACTGCGTCGATCAGGGGAAAGGCAGTGTCGACCGGGGCGAACCACAGATCGAGCGGGCCGGCGAGAATTTCATAGGGTGCGGGCATTATTGGACCTCCTGCAATGAATAAAAGACCTGGAATGATTGGAAGGACTGCGGCCACTGGCCGTCGCGGTCGCGCGCCTGGGAAAATCCGCCTGCGCGATTGACCCAGTGGACCAGCGTGCCGGCGTGCGTTTCGCGCTCGATCGACCACAGCCGGCGCGCCGCTGTCGATCGAACCCGGTTCGCCTCCTCTGGCGTGGCGCCATAGCCGAACAGGTCGATCCGTTGCGCATCGACCTCGGCACTGCCGCGCCCGGTGAATTCGGGACCGCCCGATGCGGCAACGACGATCGCGCGCTTGGGCATCTCGGCCGCGATCCCTTCGGGCAGTTCGCCGCCGTAGATCGCGTCCCCGACCAGCGCGGTCGTCGCAGCATCGCCGGCAAGCGCCGCGACCAGCGCAGCGATGACATCAGGCTCCGCCATCGGCTTCTCCGCGCTCATAGGCTCGCCGGATATTGTCCGACAGCATGGGGTAATATTGATCGGCGGCGGGCCGCAGATAGGGGCGCTTCGGGATCGTCACGGACTTGGCGAAGCGGACGCTGCCGTCGGGCTGCGGGATTGCCAGCGCCTGTGCCTTCACTGGCCTGATCACGCCGCCCAGCTCGTGGATCAGCGCGTAGCGGACGTCCTGGACGCCCCACACGCCGCGCACCCCTTCGCCCTCGGCTTCGGCGAAGGTGACGATCGCGATGCCGCCTTCCAGCACGCCGGTGCGGTTCTGCCACGCATGGCTGCGCTTCGCCTGGTTGACGCAGGCGCCCATCGTGCGGTTCACCCCGGCGATCTGCGCCGCCTTCAGCTTTGCGGTGACCGCGGGGCCGTTCCAGGTCAGGCTCTTTTCAGCCATCAGGCGACCCGCACGAGTGCGGCCTCCTGGTGATTATGCTTATATTCGACGGCGCCTTCGATCCGCAGCGGTCCGGGGATCAAAATGGTCGAGCCAGATCGATCCGTGATCTTCGCCACCTGATCGCCCTCACGCACGTCGATTCCAAGCGCGAACATCATGCGCAAATTCTGGGCCGTCACGCTCTTCTTGCCATCGACCACGTCGGCCGACGACTTCGAATAGGCAAAACAGGGAACCTGCGCGTGCGGCGCGAAGTCGATCGCGGGCATGTTCCAGGCATCCTTGCCGGTCGCCTGGTTCCGCTCGACATGCGCGACCATGGTAAGGCGCTGTCCGATCATCGCCGAAAGAACCCACGGACCAACTGGAAGGCAAAGGCCGCGGCCCACAGCAATACCCCGCCCAGCAACACCGCGCCCAGGTTGACAAACACGGAGCCGAGGCAGGTCATGCCGGCAACGCCAAAGGAGCCAATCCGGCGCTCACACCGGAATGGAGATTAACGTCGCGACCCGCTGCAAGTCCGGCCCAATAGTCGCCGGCCACCTTGATCGCGGATAGCTTTGCGGCGCGCGGATTGAGCGGTCCACGCTCCGGATAATGCTCGGCCAGATATTGGTCCCGCAGCGGATCGGCGGGCCGTTCCGGCACCAGGGCCTCGATCTTGCGGCGAACGGCGAAGGCCCAGCCCTCGCAGAACACATCGGCGCGCAGTCTCTTCCGGGCAAGCTTTACCCGCTTCAGGGGGCCGGCAATATAAGCCTGCCGCTGGGCCTTCAGGGTGCGAAAAAGGACCGTAAAGGCATAGCTGGCAATTTCGGCAGACGGTCCGCGACCGATGAAGGTCCGCGTCCCGGTACCGTCGATGAAGCTGCAGACGTCTAGCGCCCGCTCGACGCACTTAGCCAGGATCGTTTCCCATTTGGGTGGGCGGGCCGCGCGCGAGCCGCGCGCCGTCGCCTCCTCGATCTCGGCCATGGCAAGTTGCGCATCGGTTATGCCATGCTCAGCCATCAGCACACGCGCCTTGGCGAGAGCCGCCGCGGCTTCATGCTCCGACGACCCCCTGCCAAGGGCTAGCAGCTTCCTGATCTTGTCGATGATCTTGCGGTCAATCATTGACGTCTCCGAACAGTTCTTCCGCGCACTCGCGGCAATGCTCGCCCTCCATGTCGTCAGGCAGGAAATCGCCGCCGCAATAGGCGCACTCGACAAATGCATCGAAAGGATCGTCGCCCAGGATGCTCATGCCAGCAGGAACCCACTGGCCGGGATCAGCCCGGCGATTACGGCCTCGCGATCGGCAATGGGATCGCCGCTCAGCGTGATCGAATAGTCGCCAGCGCGCTCGCTCTTCATCGCGCCGCGATACGACAGGTCGATCATCGCGATCTTGATCAGCGCCTCGTCGCGCGCGGGTTGGGTGGCGCCAGCCGGCGTATAGGTGATGCGAACCATCGGCGCCCAATAGGTGCGGCCGTTCGGGCCGCCGGTCAGGCGCTGGATGGTGCGGCCATCGTGCAGGATGCGATAGTCGCCGGGAAGCAAAATGGTCTCGGCGGTGGGGTCACCGCTATTGCCGGGATCAAGCTCGACGATCGTCACGTCTGCTCCTCCCGCCGACATGTCGATCGGCGGGGTGATGCGCAGCGAATGATTGAACCGGCTATGCGGATCGCCGGGATCGCCCAGCTCCTTCGTGACCGGCCCGACCGGGCCAAGGCGCGCGTCGAGGTCGGACGTGATCGCAATGATCATATCCTCCAACTCGCTATCGGGCAGATCAGTGCCCGAGCGCAACCTGACCCGGTCGAGCAGCGCCATGGATCAGCTTGCGCCCTGATCCGCGGCGCCGGATTCGGCTCCGCCGTCCTGAGCGCCAGCGTCTTCCTGATCAGCAGCGGGACCAGCCTTTTCGGCAACAAGCGCCTTCGCCGACTCGACGATATCGCCCCACTTGGTGGTGGCGTTCGTCCCTTCGACGGCAGGCGGCGCTGCGGGGTCGATCGCCGCGATCTGGGCGAACGTCGTCAGCCCCGCAGCCGCAAAGCCCTTTGCGACCTTCGTCCCGACATACTTGATGCGGGTCAGGTCATCGCCGGTCGCAGCCGCGCCGGCCGAACCGCCGCCAGCGCCCTTGTCACCGCCCGGCTGCTTTTCCTTGTCCTGGCCGGGCTGCTTTTCCTTGGTCGAGCCGCCGCCAGCGCTTTTGCCGCCGCTACCGTCGGGCTTTCCGCCCTTGCCAGCGATCGTGCCATCCACCAATTTGAAACGATCAACCGCCGATTGCGGAATTTCGTCACCGGCCGCGCAATAGAGAATGGCGCCTGCCTCATCGCCTTCGCGAACCAGGCGTTCCTTGTCGGTCGTCAGATACAGCCGCTCTTTGGCAATCATATTGGTCATTGCAGTTACTCCGTGCTGGCCCAGGCGACGAGCAGCCAACCGCCCGTGGTGTTGGTGGTCGTGTTCTGGATCACGCCACCCTTCGTGGCATGGATGGAAAATTCGGCCGTCCGACTGACGCCGGTCGGGGGTGTGCCCTCCGAAACATGGAGGACCGAAAGTAGGGTGTCCGTCGGCTTCAGATTGCCGGGGACTTTATGCTCGCCGACGACATTGCCCGGAATGAGGGCCGTGCCGACGCGGCGAGAGAATCCGGTGATCGTGGTCATGATCTATCTCCGCACAATGCTGGCCGGGCGCGGGGAGAGAGGTTCGCGCCCGGCCAGCTCGCCAAACCCCCTTGGCGATTAGAGGCCGGTCACCGAGGCGAAGGCGGCAGGGCGGAAGAAGACGAGCGCGGCTCGCGTATCGGCCCGCACGGTGCGCTTGCCTTCCGTGAACTGCGTCCCGACGAAGCCGATCTGGACGTCCACACCGCGGCGCTCGAATAGGCTGACCCATGCCGGCTGGAACGAGCCGGTGTAGCCGGTGCCCGCCGCGTCGGCGTCCGACTGGACGACCGGGAGGCCCCAAAGGCGTTCCGGGCCGGCTTCGCTCGGGCTGCCCCAGATGTAGACGCCATCGACCGTGCGCAGCAGGCGGATGCCCTGCCAGTCGGTTGGGTGCATTACGTGGTGCGTCGGGATCGCGCGGCCGGTCGTGCGGATTTTCGTCATCGCCTTGAAGAAGGCGTCGGGAACCGGATCGGCGCCCTTCGCCTGCGTCTGGATGCCAACGGTGTTCTTCAGGCCGCGAAGGTTCGGCGCGGTGCCGTCGCCGATCAGGCACTGGCCGTCGAGCCGCTGGCGCACGCCAAAGCTAAGGCGGCCGTTGATGTAGCTCTGCATCATCGGCACATCTTCGAGCTGCTCGTCGGTGACGGGCAGGCTGTCGGTGATCTTGCGAACGGGCGACGACTTCTCGGTGAAGGCGAAGGTCGATTCTGCAAAGGCGGCGCCTTCGGCCTTCTCGGCCGCCGCATGCGTGCGCGTCGTTTCTTCCATATAGGTGACGCTGTCGGCCCCGCAGCGCGCCATCGGAATGATGTCGAGCAGCTGGATCGGACGGGTGACGGCTTCGACGAAGCCCGGAAGGCGCATCGACTCCGGCGCGAAGCCCGCCGCCGTCGTCATGAGGGTTTTGGCGCCCACCGTTTCATATGCGCCCGACGAGGCGAGCAGGTCGGACAGATAGACGTCGTCGAAGTTGAGCGTGATGCCGCCGCCCGCGCCGCCGCTTGCGAACTCCTGGTAGGACTTCGCCTCGGCGACCAGTTCGCCGAGCGACTTGATCCGGCGCTGGCGCTGATCGCCTTTGTTGCCGTCGGCCGAACCGCCACCGGGGAGCGCCCAGTTGCGGCGGCTCTTTTCGCGGTTGGCCTGATCCTTCGCCGCCTGCTCGGCCGCTTCCAGCGTACCGATATGCTCGCCGAGTTCATTCAGCTCGGCGTTTGCGGCCTTCACATGCTGGGCAACGGCGATCGAACCCTTGACCTCACCCAGCGACGTGACCTTGTTGAAGTCATAGCCGTCGGCCGTCTTGGCCTGCTCGAACACCTTGTTCAGCTCATCCTGCCGCGTAGCCATCTTCTCGCGGGCCTGCGTCAGGGTCAAACTCTTCACCGTCATTTTGCTGCTCCCTATGGGTCGGAATGCCTGTCCCCGCGAAGGCGAGGCGTCCGGCCCATGTGGCAGCAGCGTAAAGGGGCATGCGCCCCGGACACGTGTCCGGCGCAGCGAGTGACAGCGATGCGGTGATCGGCACCTGTCTAGACGAAGGTGACCCCAGATGACAACCGGCCCGCCGCCACCTCGCAACGGAGGGGGAGACGGGCCGGTCCAATAGGCCCTAAGAAGCGCTAAGAAGGCCCATAGGGCAATGAGAGGGTCTGGCGGCGGACAGGTGGCCCCCTCGGCCTGCCCTGAAGGCCCTGTGCGCCGATCAGATACCGAAGCGGCGCAAGGTGTCCTGATATTGAAGATGATGCGCCAGCGCCGTGTCGGTCGCCACCGATTCCGCTGCCTTGCAAGGATCGACGGCGGCGCCGTCGCTCGCCAGAACCCGCTCGATCGCCTCGTTGATTTCGCGCAGCTGCTTACGCCCTGCGGCCGACACGGCCGCAGGATCCATGTCGATGGCCGAAGCCAACTCGCCGAGATTGGTGATCAGACCAGCCAGATGTTCGGGCCGAAGCTTCGCACCCTTGATCGAGATCGTGCCGGTCCGGTTGCCCGCCCCGCGCAGGACGGGGGAGAGTTCATCCACGTCGACCTTGCTCAGCACCCTGACCCGACTGCCTGCCGTGACGCGATAGGTGTATTCGGCTTCATAGCCGAACGACCACTCTTGCACCGGTTTGCCCGTCGCCATGTCGAACAGGAGCGCTTGGTGCCAGTCTTTCCCTGTCGTCGTATTGAGGTTGAGGAACATCTCGGCATAGGCGATGTCGTTCTCCTCATAGATGCGGGCCTTCCCGAACGGGGTTGCGCGGCGATTGTGCGCAGGCACCATCATCGCCCACTGATCGCCGCCTTCCTTCCAGCTGAAGGCGCCACGCTCGTAAGTATCGCCATCGCTATCGACCTCGGCCAAGCGAGCGATCAACGCCAAACCCTTGCCGCGTTCGTCCATGTCGGTGATGGACAAGCTCTTCATGTGCATGTGTCAGTCCTCTTCGAAATTGGGTGCAAAGCTGAGGGTGCCGTTCGGATGCTCGGCGTCGGCCATCACTGCCGCCTGCTGAATGCCGACGATCGACCCGTCGCGGGCGATGTGGGAAAGCAGCGACCGGCCCGGTCACCGCGCGCTTGGATTTCGGGAGGCCCGCAAGTTGCAGCTCGGCCAATTCCTCGGCCGTGAACCATACCTTGTGCTGCATCAGCATGCGCTGCGTCCCCCATTGTCAATCGCGCGGTCGATCGGCGCGGCCATTCGTTCGACGGCCCGCAGCTCGGCGCTCAGTTCCGCGATCTTCGACTTCAGATGCCCAAGTCGGGCTGTGTGGATTTCCTCACCGACCAGCACCGCCGCGCCGATTTCGCGCAGTTCGCGGTCGAGGAGGTCAAAGCGGTTGGTGACCGCGATCAGCGCGAGCATGCGCGCAAAGCTGATATTATGATCGCCCTTGCCCGGCGCCGAATAGGCGTCGAGCATCGCCTTGGTGACGCTGTCCTCCAGAAGGACGCTCATTTCGGCGGCGATGACTTCGCGCGGCCGCGCGTCGCTGTTCAGCGCTTCGCCGACCGTGCGCGCGATCCGCGCGTCCATGCCCGCGAGCGCCGCAGCGTGCGTCGCGGGACGCGGCGCCTCGAACGCGAACGCAAGCTGGTCGGTGGAACGCGCCTTGACCATCAGCCTTGCGCCTCGACGGTTTCAAGCGCGGTCACCAGCAACCCCGCTGCCACTGCGAGCGGCTGGCGGTTGATGCGGCGGGCGAGCGACAGCAGCCGCTCGATCACGTCGTCAGGCAGGCCGAGCCGGTGAAACGTCTCGATGATGTAGACCCGGTCACGATGATCGAGCGCCGACAACAGCATGTCGACGCGATGCGGCGTCAG